TTAGTGGCAGGAATTCCGCCCCACGTAGCATCATTCCATGCTCCTTCACCCCACGATTTAACGAGGTTCGGCACATTGTCTTCCTATTAAGCTATACGGATAATTGCAGTAGCGGCAGCAGGCGCAGGAAATTGAATCTGGAAGTCACCTGAACTAACCTGCTGATCACCACCAAAGCTCAACACAGCACAAGCGGGATCGCTAGCTGCTGTATCGTTATAAATGATAGCGCCACAACTAGTAAACGTAGCTGCTGACCATGTTGTATTATCAAAGTCGCAAATGGCTGTGGTGCTAGACGCTACAGGAGTAATCGAAACTAATGTATTACCACCAGTAGTATAGCCACTACCACTAGCAACCTCGTCCGAGTTACTTGTTAGGTTGGTGTAGCTAGTAGTTGCTGCACCATAGGTTCCTGTGCCAGCAGCAGTGGCTTTCATTAGAGCAATCTTAAAAGTGTTTCCAGTAGATGCAGTAAAGTTGTGTACGGCTTTAAGTATCTCTACTTTAAAGGACGTAGGCATTGCTGTGGTTACGCTAATAGGCATCTTAATTCTCCAAAAGTTTAATTAGCTCAGGATGCCCTGCATCACGAAGCTTGTTTGCAATCGTAGTATTGTGGGAAACAACTGCTTGTTTCATGTATTTCACCAATACCGTACGAATCTGATCCCTAAAAATCTCCGCTTGATCGCGAAGAGCTGGATGGGAACTTTCTCCGATATAGATAATCTTATCCAAGGCCATTTCTGCTACTTCTTCAGGCGTAAACCCGCGTCCAGATACCGTTATTGCAGTGATCTGTCCTAAAAGTGCGCCGCCACTAGTAAACATAACTAACCTTATGAAAATCTAAATATCGCAGAACTAAAATTATTTGGGGGTAGCGTAACCGCAAAGATCTGATTATTGCAAGTCTGATCCATCCCAAAATCCAATACTGCCACAGCCGTATTACTTCTAGTGCTATTGTAAATAAGAGCACCCCTAGCTGTAAACGTCGATCCGGGCCAAGATACCGTATTAAAGCTCAAAAAAACTACCCCAGAGGCCGACGTGGCTATTGTCACACCCGTAATAGTTATACCTCCTGCGGTATAACCTGTGCCAGTTACCTCATTTGTGGTCGAATAAACCGTAGTGCCTGCACCCAACGAAGCTGAACTGGTATACAACGCCATTTTAAGCGTATCTGCAGTCAGATCCTGATCACCTTGCAAGACCTGCGACTTAAAGCTATTAGCAAATGCCTGAGTAATTGCCATTATGAAACCTTGTATTTAACTTGACCGTCACGGTATGCATCCCCGCGCTCAAGGCCATCACCCAACCGTTTAAGCTGCATGAGAGCCTCTTTAAACTTCGTCTCATAGGCCGCCATCACATCTGCTTCGCCCTTCATAAAGATATACGCCTCGACCAGTGAGCCGTATAGCAATGCAGGGTCATAATTATCCCCTAGCCATGTACGACCATCAGAAACGGTAGTAATTGACTGAGGATAGTAGTAGTAATGCAATTCGGTTGTGTAATTTGCATCAGGCATTGGGCCCAATATCAAAGCAAGCTCATCCGTTATCGCACCATTAGATGTCGCTGGGCCAAAAATAGCATAGTATTTTGGTACGCCAGTAGCTGTAGGGGACGGGTACATTTCACGAATGTAGTTCACATCTTTATTCTGCAAATAGACGTACTCGCCATTTGTTTTTACTACAGCCAGCGAAAACACCGATAAAAAATCAGTTGGGCAAGATAAATACTTATTGCCAGAGGTGAGTAAGCCTTCTACGTTTTTCCTAATAGCGGCTAGCTGCACTGTGTTGTATATGCGCTGCTCTGCTTGAGTAATAAACGTGTTCAACTCCACCGTAGTAAAACTATTCTCGGTGTAATCAGCAATAGCAGCAATCAGTTCGGTATAGGTCATGTAATCACTACCGTAACGGTTCCTAGTGCAAATGATCCAATTAAAGGAGGAGTCAACGCTGTTGGCTGCATACCTGTACTTTCAAATGTAGATGGACCGGGGCCACCAACAAACACATTTACATCTGTAGGACCTTGCGGCCTTGGTTGATATATCGCCTGTGGCTCATTCAACGTCCGCTTAGGTAAAAGCTGTGGGTGCTTTGGTTCGTAGCACTCCGGACAAACTTTAAACCCCGTCCACTCCTTTTTTAATTCCAAATACTTATACTGTTGCCCACATCTATCGCATATCGCAATAGAGTATTTACCTGACGCGTATCCGCCCATGCTAGTTCCTAGTTGCCCATGTCAGGGACCAAGTAGACACTTGCAATGTCTCTGTCTTCCTGTGCGGCACGTAGAAACTCTTCTTCATAAAACTGCTTTAGCATAACTACACGATCTGGAGCTTTTTTCAACGCGATATAGTAAGACAGACCTGCCGCCAAGCATGGCAAAAATCTAAATACGATATCAGTAGTATTTGAGTATGCGCCAGCGTCTTCAATACGACGAATAGCGTAGTAACGAAAGATGTAAGACTGCGCCTGATCAGGCGTAGGATAAACGTATAACTTAGGGCTTATTGTACGTTCAACGTAATACTGCGCGGGACGCGATTGCGTGTATTTATCAGGTAAGTTCAAATACTCATTACGACTGATTCGATCAATACTTATGTCCTGCTGTGTAGTCTGTCCAGAGTTTGTACGTATAACAGCGGACAATACATTCACGGTATCAGAAGGCAGCGTGTACTCCGCTTGCCCAATAACCATTGTCGTTTGACGTTGCTCAATGGTCCACAGATTTAAGCCCCTGTTCGCCCAATCAGCAAACAGTAGATTTAGTGATCGCCTAGCTGTAAGAATGTCATATCCGGTACGTGTCTCAAGGCCGCAGCGTTCATACGCTTCAGCAATAAGATCGTCAATATCAAGATTGAATGTCGATGTACCCGATGTAGCCATATTTTATTATCATTTCTTAGACGATTTTTTAGCCATACCACCTTTTTTCATTGGTGTTGTAGCCATGGCACGGCCCTTAGCATCTGCTGTTTTTTTGCCCAATGCACGTCCTGCTTTGTCACTTGCCATGCCACCTTCATTAAATCTCATATTGCCCATAGCTTTTTTAATTGAGCCGCCAACCCCGCCGAACATCCCTTTCCCCCTAGCGGCGGCAGGAGCTAACATACCCCCAACGGGTGCTTTGGCTGTTGCAGTGTAGGAACCAGATAGCATCCCACCTAAGCCAGAACGACCACGGCCTTGCACTGCCGCTGGTGCTGCTGAACCGCTAGCTACTGCTTCTTTAATTTTTGGCATAGCTTTTTTAAGTGCTCCGCCAAACATACCCGCCGATTTTCCAACCGATAATGCCGGAGCAGATGCAACCGCTCTTGCTGCTTTTTTTAGAATGCCCATGATTTATCCTTTAACAAATTTTTGCTTTTTGAGTACGTGCTGCGCCTGTGCCTCTTACTACAACTTCGCCACCAGACGCATACTGAGCACCTTTTGTCTTAGACATTAAAGGGCCATTTTCCATGGTATGCATACTTTTTTGTGGCATTACTTCTGTAATCATCTTATCAATATCTGGGTCACGACGGCTTGCTGTTACAGCACGGCCTACTCGATTTACACTACTCCCCTTTTTAAATTCCATACCCTTACTTGTACGGCTAAATTTCTTAGCTACCTTAGATGGAATACCTACTTTTTCAGCAAATGCGGGATTATGCGCAGCCGCATCCATCAACTTCTTTTGTTTGGCACTTTTAGCTGGCATTTTTAGCTCCCATTAATCTATCTAACTTTTCGTCAAGCCTATCCAATCGGTCTAATACTCGATTAATATCAGCATGTACTTCTTGCTTCGTGACGTATTCTTTTGCTATCTCTTCTCGTGTTCTATTAATGAGAACTTGAATACGCTGAAGCTCATCTGACTTTTCTTTTAATATCCAGCCAAATCCTGTCAAAAAGACAGAAAGTAAGGCGTTCCAGACAAGCATTTCCATGTCAGTAAAGCTTGCAAGCTTTGCTCTTGGCCTGACCATTGCCACGAGGAGTTACTGATCCGCCGCTAGCCATCTTTTTTGAATAGCCGCTGCCGCCCATTTTGTGCTCCATTTTTTCCATCTTTTTAGATTCGCCACCATAACTCATGTCTGAATCTTTCATCATGCTGCCAGAAGGCATTTTGTGCATATTTTTCATGTTCGTATCCTTACGCGTAGAAGAAGGTGGCAGCAGTAACGCCTGTAAGAACAGCATAAGAGCCGTTCTCACATAAAAGGCCATCTTCTGGAAGATGAAGGTATGTAGTCGTGCCGCCAGCTGCTGTGTCAATTGTACAAACAGCAGTTCCGCCGCTGCCATTATTGATAACAACAGAACCTGCAGCTACCCCGGGAACTATGTAAATACCTTTGACACGAGAGCGACCAGCGAAAATAGTGCCAGTAGCCGCTAGTCGCGTACTTTTTACATCACTTGAATACCCCATGACAACCCCCTATTAGGCTGTACGAGTAAATACGTATGCCGTTGCGCTAGCAAACATAATAGTGTAACGAGCAATGCCTGTTGCGCCCGCTGCAATGGTCAAATCACCAAAGCTACCTGCTGTATCAGCCGCTGCAGTGGACAAAATGGCGTTGGTGTTGACTGCGATTGTCACAGTTGATGCACCCAAGGTGTTATCAATATATAGCTCTAAAACTGTGCCTCTAGTTGCACCGATAGCAGTACCGAGTGCCGTGCCCGTAGGAAGAGTAATTGTAGTAGCTGCTGCTGAAGTTGAAGTGATGTAACCAGTAGCAACTTGCGTCGCGGTAGCAGTAGCTGTAGCGTTAATCGCAGCAGTTGTAGGGTGGTTTTGATCAGTAAAAACCAGATTACTGGTAGTTAAATTGGTAACGCTGGTGGTTGCACCAAATAGAGCGTTAACGGTAACAGCACCTGTGGAGCTGTTAATAGAAATGTCCTGAAAGCCGTTTTCAGAACGTACTGGGCCATTAAAAGTGGTATTTGCCATGAAATTGTCCTCACATGCGAGTTAGAGGCGTATCTGTCTGCATGTTGTCAGCCGGGGCTGTCAGATACACCGGAATTCCCGGAATGGTAGAGTTATAACATAGCTGTCAAAAAATGCAAGTACAATTCGCGCACTATGCCTACCAAAGATAAAGAAAAACGCAACGCTACGAACAGGGCATCCTATCATCGAAATAAAGAAAAACGACAAAAAAGAAACCGAGAAAATAAAGCTTCTGCTAAAGAAAAATGGAAAATATTTAAAAGTACACTTGCGTGTGTACAGTGTGGACAAGCCCATCCCGCCACACTAGATTTTCACCACATAGAGCGTCATCCAGACAACCGTAAGGTTAATAAACTATTAACTAATAAGGCCTATAAACAGGCCGCGGAAGAAGTCAAAAAGTGTATGGTTCTATGCAGTAATTGCCACCGTATCCATCACCACAACGAACGCCTAGAAAAGAAAAAAGGGGCCGAAGCCCCTTTAAATTACCAAGCTGCTGAGTCGTCTTCTTCAGCTTCAACATCAACCCAATCATCGGCTTCGTCATCGAAGTAATAGAGAATGTCTGTCTCTTCATCCAAGTACCAAACATCACCGTCTTCAGTAACTTCAGCCCAATCGTCCAAGTCTTCGTCGTAGTAGTAATGAATGTCTAATTCGTCATCGTAATACCAAATAACGCCATCTTCGTCGATATCAAACTCATGCTCTTCTTCTTCAACCAGCTCTAAATCCAACACATCTAACAAATCGTCAAGATCAAATGACAAATTAATAGTTACAATCATGATAACTCCTGTAGTTAATTTAACAACCTTCCCGAGACTGCAAAACTATCCTACACCATGATTATTACAAATCAAAAACGAGGCTACATGCGCTCTATGGCCTCAAATGCTTGAATTTTTCGCTTCAAATTTCGTATTTCTTCATCGCGTTCGTTTAATTTTTTCTGCAAATTTTCACTTAGATCGTAAACTTCTGCAATTTTTTCAAACCTTTGTTTATGGTCTGCAAGCATCATGTGATACAAACGCTCTGAGGCTTCAATTTGCTTCTGCATAAAATCAGACATGTTCTCTCCTATTTAATTATTTCTACTTCAGCTTGTGTTTCTATCCACACTCTAGCCCCGCAAGATAACGGGCTATCAGGTGAATAAACAATTTTGCTATCGCCTTTTATTAAAACCTCGTGCGCGTAGGTATTAGATTTATACGTCTTTACCGTTAGCACAGGTTCTTTCTCTTTCTTACCAATGTTATCGCGTATCTTGTGCTGATTAACGTGAATAATTGTTTTCATCTCTTTCTCCTCTATTTCCCGAACGGTAAAAAACGGGGCCGAAACCCCGTTTTCTGATCAAAATTACCCGATCAAGCGCCTACTGAACCATAAATACCACGTGGATCAGACCAGCCAAAGCTGTAACGCTCACGTGCCTTGTAGCGCACGTTACCTGTATCAAAATCACCTTCAAAGGCAGTTTTGAGTGGCGAACGCTGGAACATCTTCAAGCCGTTAGGAGCATCAGTCATCAAGAACCATGCATCTGGATCTGTCAGGAAGTGGTTAACAGCGTAACCTTCTGGAACCATGCCCATCGAACGGATCGCGTTGATGTCATTGTCTGCAGTTGCAGTACGGAGCGTAGATTTCATCAAACGCTCTGCTGTAAATTGCAGTTCCTTAGGAATAACCATCTTGAGGACGGAAACAGCTACCTTCAAACCACGTTCGTCTGTGAAGCCTGCAACGTCAATGATACCTTGCTCAAGCGAGGTTTCATTCAAGTCGGCAGCTACAGATGGAGTGTTGCTGAAGTTAGGACCAAGTGCTGTTGGGTGTGCGCTGTTGCACAGCGACACGCCGTCACCACCGTTGTATGAACCGCCAGTATTGAACGCGTTGTTCAATACGGAAGCAGCTTTAACTTGCTTGGTGTACTGAATTGAACGAGCCAATGCGCGTGTGTAGCGCTTGGAAAGGCTGTCGTAGAGGTTATCTTCGATAGCTTCTTCGGTCAATGCAAAGGCCAAAGCAATAGTCTCATGCGTGTAACGAGCAGTGAACGATTCCAAAGCGGTATCGTACTGAACGCCGGAGCCTTCATTCTTGGTTGGGGCTTCGTTGAAGCCTGTCAACATCACTTCTTCTTCAAACGCACGATCAGAAGTCTCAACTGAGAAGATCTGTGTGTGCTCGTTTTCGTAGCGACGATATTCCATGCCGAACAAAGCGTTCAGGCCGGGCTCTAGTTCTTTAACTAGTTGTGAACGAGAAATAGCCATGATTACGCTCCGTCAGCAGCAACACCAACACTACCATACTGGTGTTGATTGAGTTTAACAATAAGTACTGCATATTGACCCATTTCGTTACTAGGCGTATTTGACAGACCAACAATTTTCATTGTCAATGCTGCTGTTTTCGCAATAGTAGAAGAAAGAGTACCGTTAGAAACACCCGTTACGGTGCTACCAGTGGTTGATGCAGTAGGATCAGCATTTTTACCAATGTCAGCTTGTGTCGGAGTACCCGCGGCTTGGATCATGAATAACTGATTTGGGTCATCCAACACGTCAGCAGTGATAATGCCGCTAGTGATGTTAACGCTGCCGGGGTAATAGTTTTTCCAAGTAGGCTTGCCCGAAGTTGGATCGACATAGTTACAACCGTTGAAAACACCAGTAACTGCATTGTGGGTGGCTGGATCATACTTGATGATGTAGCCGTCATATACAACAACCAAGTCGCCTTGGAAGATTGCGCCAGATTGATTGTCCGCAATTTGATAGCCATACTGCTTCTGAGCACCAGTAGCAGAAAGGTTACCAACAGGGCGCAAACCAAAAGGCTTATTTACGTTTGCCATTTGTAGCTCCTAAAATAAAATAAATACCGAATTAACGGTTTCCAAAAGTAGTGCGAGAATTCCTTTCGGGATTCTGTATTCGCATTGTCGAATGTGCGTTCTCACGCATCAACTCGTTGTCTACTGATTTAATCTGATCCTGTGCCTTCCGTCCATAATGAGCATTACGTTCCGCGACTGTTTCTTCAGGGATTCTAGCAAGCAATAAGCCGCCTACAGAAATCACGCCAGCGTGTTTACCATCTTCAATGGTAGGCAGGGTGTCGCGATATTCTTGGTCTAATTCTTCGTTGCGAACAAGCTCATAACCTTCGCGAAGACGACCATAGACGTGTTGCTTGTCATCAAATCCGTTGATCTCAGCACGAATCCAGCGATGCTTGAAACCGGGAGGGGCAGGGGGCGCGTCCAAACGAGAAGGAGGGGCCCAAGGCTTGCGACGCTCATCCTTTTCACGAGTTGTGCGTGGAGCGCGGTCGATAGTTAGTTTTTGGTCAGCCATGGTTTAATCCTTCACGTATTTGGCATATTCCTCGAGAGGAACGCCCAGTTTTTTTGCAATAGCAACTTGACTTGGTGTTAATTTCACCACACGGCGGGTGTTGTTAATACCCGAACTGCGAGAAGCAGGTGCAACGGCTGGAACACCATTCCGTTGTCTGTTATTCGCTTGAGCAGGAGGTTGGAATTTATTAGGAAACTCCGAACGCAGCCTGTTATCTAATTCAGTATAGTACTCGTCTGTGTCAGCGTCAATGCCCTGTTCTTCGGTTAAGGATTGATGGATGCCCCATGCTGCATAGGTCATCATTCGATCCTTACCAAACCATTCGTTACGTGCTGCCCACTCTTCTGCCTTTGGGCTAGGAGCAGCAGCTTGTGGAGCTTGCTGAACTGGCTGCTGTTGACGCTGTTGCTGCTGATACTGCTGTTGTTCTTGTTGAGCCTGCTGAGTTGACATCCATTCGGAGACTCGTCGTTGCTCGTATGACAATTCAGACAGCTTTTCTTGTGCTTCTGTCTCAGTGTCAATATCGCCTTCTTCTCTGGCGCGTTTAATGATGGAGCGAAGCGTAGCTTGCTGCGTTTCCATCCTACTTTTAGTCTCTGACAGCCTACTCTGGTCAGTGTGGACTAAACGTGTCTGTAGTTCGGTAGCTTGCGCTTGAACCCCACGTGCATATTCCAGTGCTGCCTGTTCACGGCGCTCTGCTTCGCGCATTTTAGCGGTCAGCTTAGAGATACGCTTTTGAACAGCCTCGCTTACTGTGTCCAGCTCTGATTTTTGTTCAGTTTGTTGAACAGATTGTGGAGCAGAAGCCGAAGGAGCTTCTGTTTCAATAACAGAATCCTGTTCTTCGTCTGGCTGTTCCATTACAGATACCGAAGTTTCTACTTCGTCATCCCCTAGGTTAAATTCCAACTGTGAATCCGGTACTGAATTAGCCATAACTTACCTCACATGTGCAGAATGTCTTCTGGGTCATTAATCACGGCTAAAACCTCGTCATCATTGATGATTCGGATCTCGCCACCGTCCAAGCCAATACGCGCACCCGCGTAACGACCAAAAATTATCCAATCGCCTTCTTTACACCAAGCGCCCTCTGGAAATTTAACCGTATCTTTGTAGGCAAGCGGACCTACCGCTAAGACATACGCACAAACGGTGGTTATTTGCTGTTTTTCTCGAGTTTGATCGGCAAGAACAATGCCACCTTTGGTTTTTTCTGCGCCTTTATAGGGCAGAAGCACGATTCTCCATCCTGTAGGCTTAGGAATGCGATTACGAACCGTCTCTTCAAGGGCATCAATGGCAAGACTGCCATCTTCGTTGTAGGCATCGTCTAATACAGGACCTATTTCTTCCTTGTCCTTTGCCCATTTCTCTTCTAAAGCACTTACTGTCATAAGGGTCCTTTTAGTCTATGGATGTACGTTTAAGAAGAGCAGCTATCTTCTCTTCAACAAACTTGTATCCTTCTAGACGGCCCTGTAGGAACTTGTATTGCTCCATATCACGAACTGCACCACCCAAGATGATGTCTTCCGTTTGCTTTTTAAGCGAACGAAGTTCGTGCAACACTTTCTCTGTGAACTCAAACATGGAATTACCCCAAGAACGCAGACAGTACAGGCCCTATCCGAAGGCTACATGCATATTATGCATGTTTATTTGTACAAAGACACTAAAATTATGTAATTTTTACTTTTTTAAACGCATCTTTACGGTAAACAAAGGTGGGACGAGGCTCACCTATTGTTTCACGTGAAACTTTTTTTGGTTTAATAGTCCGTTGTTGGGACATTTTTACTAAGTTAGGCTTTCTATTGGACATTTTTATTCCCCTTGACCAGTGTTACTGCGTTTCTTTCCTTAGCCGTCTGTGATGCTTGCTGCAATCGGGCCTGATCAACCATCATGTCGTTGTTTTCACGTTGCTGATCCAGCGTAATACGCGCCTGATCCATAGCAATCTTCGCCTGATCACGTTGTGCAGACTGTGCAAGCTCCTGTTTCTTCAATTCAATTAATGGATCAGTAGGTGGCTGGTTAGCGCCAGACAATTGTTCCTGCAAAGCCTTAGCTTCTTGATAGAACTCAGCTGCTTTCAATGCAATCATTGCTTCGCGCTGTAGCGGAGACACCAGTTTATCTGGATCAACACCATATTCTCTGAACAACTGGGCTTCCACAAACTCTTCCGCCTTGGTTTTGACGTGCTCTAACAGGTGTTTTTGCAGATTTATCGCAACATTCGGCATTGCAGCCACTGAAGGAGACAGCCCAAACAGTAAATGCGACAAAATATGCGCATCATGCTGCTGACCAGCAAACACCTTCAACGGCGATCCATCCAATGCCTGAGCATTCTCGCTCATCGGATCTTTTGGCTTGTCAATCTCTTGGCTATTTAGCAACCCATCGATATCCCGCACACCAATCGCCTCATACATACGGCGATACGCTTCGTACATATTGTGCATTTGTGGCGCACTTTGGGCTAATTGCAACTGCG